GGGTGGCCGGCGCCTGGGCGAGGTGTATATTGCCTCGCTGAGGCCGTGAGCCCCTTATTGAGGGGGCCGGCTCGAAAACCTATGCGGAGACCGCCCTGAGGATACCTTGCCACACTTTGACCTGCGCCGGAGTCGCCACCGGCTCGGCCGGATGGACCGGCCGGTGGATGGACGCGGCCTTCGCGCGGGCGCGCCCCAAGCGCGGGAGGCTGCCGGCCGACCCGCTGTGGGGCACCGGCGGCGTGCTTAGGCCGCTGGTCGTGGGCATGTGCCTGCCCGGCGACGGCGACGCCACGGGGGCCGCCCTAGTGCAGGCCGACCTGCGCGAATGGCTGCCGGACCGCCATGAGGGCGACCTGAGCGTGCTGGTCGCGTGGGACGGCCACGCAGGCCTGTGGCTCGTCAGGGCGGGCTGCTGCAGATTGGTCGGCAAAGCGGGGCGGACCCTGGGCTGGGAGCCCGGGCGCGGCCGCCCCGCCATATCATCACCAGCCATTGGAGCGGCCGAAAGTGGGAATCGACAAGAATGACCCCGGGGTGAGGCGCTGCGTTCGGTGCCGGTCATCCTTCTGGAGCGAGCACTGCGGCAACCGCATGTGCGCCAAATGCCTTCAACTGGCCCGCACGCTCGGCGAGGAGCTGCTGGGTTGCGACGACCTGGAGCCCTTCACCGGGCGGCTGCTGCAGGCCAAACTGCGCGAGATGGACAAACGCGCGGAGCCTATGGCCGCGCCCTGCGACAAAAGCCGCGACGGGACCAGGGGCAGGCCCAAGGGCCGCGCCCCCGACCCCGTCCTGGACGACCTGGAGCTGCTGGACGACTCCGCGGCCTACATCGAGGCGTCGATGTAGGCCGAGCGCAGCGCCGACCACATGGCCAGCATCTCCGAAGCCCTGGCCATGTGCCTCATCCCCGGTCCGGCCGGCGCCACCCCCAGCTTGGCCCGCCACCACTCGTGGGTCCCCGCCGACCCCCTGAGCCTGCGCTCCATCGCCCACAACGCGGCCGGCGCGGGATCCGCCCCGTCGATGACCGCCAACGCCAGCATGGGGAACGGAACCAGCGGCGGCAGCCCCGCATGCCACGACCGGCATAGCTTCCGCTCGATGAACGACGCCGACCAGCACAGCAGCGCGGGCTGCCCCGCCAACTCGGCCAGGCAGGCGGCCTCCGCCGCCGCCGCCGGCACGGCCCGGGACTCGTGCAGGCTGGGCGGTATGCCCGTCAAGCACATGTTCAGCCTGGGATTGGCCCCTTTGATCATCCACATGGCGGCCGGCCGGTCCGCGAAGGCGATGGCCACGGCCAATGCGTCGCCCCGCTTATCCGCCGTCTCGGTGGCTAGGGCGATGGCCGCGGCCGGATTCAACACCAAGCCACCCCGGCCAGCCGGATCAATCCGGCGGCCGCGCCCCTTACCCTGACCAGCCCCCTGGCCACGTCCACCATGGCCAGGGGGACCGCCGCGGGCGGGGGCGGCGGCAGCTCCACGGCGACGCACCCGCCGCCATAGGCCAGCGCGTAGGGCACGGCGGACCTGCCCTCGAACTCCCGGGCGGCCGCGGCCGCGCACCGCTCGAACGCCTCCCGCACCGTCAACCCCTCGGAGCTGGCCAGCGCGGCCAGCTCCGCGGTCACGCGGGGCTTCAGCGTGTGCAGCCCCCTGTGCAGCACCCACAGCCGGGGCAGGGGCATGGATTCCGCGGGCTGGGCATAGGTCGGCGGACGCGTCGCCGCCGACCGGGTCGCGCCCTCCACGCCCACCTCGCCCGGCAGCAGCCTGCCCGGGGGCACCGCCAGCCCGGAGCGGCCGCCGCCCTGTATGATCACCACCTCCGGGGAGAACTCGGCCACCTGGCCCTCGTCGGACATGATGGCGCAGCCCCTGAGCGACAACTGGCTCCAACGGCCGCCCCCGCCGCAAGTCAGCCGCAGACTCACCGCCGAGAGCCTGGCCAGCCATGGGCGCGAGCCCCTGGGGGCGGCCCACTCCGCCGTGACCATCCCGCTCATGGGGTGGCCATGTCGGCCGCGGCCAGCCTGGCCAACGGCGGGGGCCACCGGCCCGCCGCCTTGAGCTCGGCCTCCGCGGCCGCGCGCAGCCCGGGGCTTAATTCGGCCAGCGCCAGGCAAACCCCAAGGGCCCGCTCCAATTGATGGTCAGACGCTATCTCATCGTCCACAGTCTCCCTGGCAGCTATCGCGTATTCGGTCAGAAAGGCCATTCCCAGGGCCGCTAGAACGTTTTGGGGTGCGGACCCATGTAGATTAGCCACACACTCCGTTATAGGCCGCCTAGTGCCGCCTATGGCGTTGAAAAAGGCGGCCAGCGAAGCGGCCCCGGCCATATTGCCCTCTGTGGGGGGCAGTAGATCCAACGCGGCCTTCGCCGCCGGGGCGCCTAGATATGTCATGTCCCTGCCCGCCGACACGAACCTGCCATGCGGGCCCGCGATCGCCTTGCTCCTAACTCTAAAAGTCATATCCACCACCGATCACTTTCTGTTAACTCTCGTTAACAATTACGCGACATCTTTTGATGTCGTGGCTTGATCTAGCAATGCGCGCAACATGATATTGCGCGCGCCGTTGTAATCCCTAGACATTGTCACTGAGCAGCTCGGACATTTGAACAACTTATTCGATCCGAGTTTTACGTGTATCGCGCCGCACGCCCCGCAAGTCTTGCTCGTGTGCGCCTCCGACAGTTGCTGAATAAATAGACGTTTCTATCAATCAGCTCGCCGCGGGACAAGGGACTGTAAGCTCCTTGCCTTCGGAGTCAAAGAAACCTGCCATGGTCCATAGGAACCCGCGCAAGTTTACTCTGTTCTCCCTGAACCAGTAAGGCGGATTAGGAAGCTGGTTGCGGATCGCCACGTTTTTACTGGCGTTCAAATCCGCGTCCATCGCGTTGCCGCAGGCCGAGCAAGCGAACTGCTTGGCCTTCCTATTCCGCTTACAGGTCCAGCCGCACACGCTGCATCGTTGGCTGTTGTACTCGGAGCGCACCTGCTCGAACCGGACTCCGGTCTCCCAGACGTGCTTCTCCAGAGCGTCTCTTATCAGCGTGTTCGTCCAATGTCTCATCGACCTCGGCATTCGCCTGCCGAAATTGATGTTGATGATGCCTTCCAGGCAGACGTGTTTGATGTTGGAGTAGTTCATGTTCTTGACCAGGTAGCCGACTAGGTTCCTGCGATGCGCCTGCGCCCTGGCGAAACCTTTGGAGCCTTTGCGTTTGCGGCACATGGCCGCGATGACCGAATCCAGCGTGTGGCCGTGCGGCCCTGCGCCGGACTGCTGGCCGTCGCTGAAAGACAGGCAGGTCTTCTTACCTTGGTCCACTCCGACGGTGGCGCCAGCGGCCTTCTCGGCTGGTTTGGCGACCTCGTAACGGATCTGAACCTCTTTCTCGTTAAGAAGGAAGCTATTGAGGCGCGTGCCCTGCGTTTCCCATTTGATGGACTGCCTGTGCTTGAAGACAGGGATGTCTATCGAAAAGCCCCTGCCCCGCACGTCGGGCTTGAACAGGCACGACAGCTTCAGCCAGAGATCGGCGAAGGATGACCCGTCGGCCTCCTCCACCTCGGCGCAGATGGAGTTTAGCTCGGCGTTCACCGAAGAGCAGTCAGGCTGGGTCAAGGGCTGGGCAAGCCGCTTGGCCAACTGTTTGCCCACGCAGCCGCGTTCCCGCATCTGCCACGCGGCGGATGCCTCGTCCCTGACACGTTTCCGCACGACGGCGCCCACGATGCCGCAAGCCTGCGTGCTGGCGCATTTAAGGGCGCGGGCTCTTAGCGGGCTGTTTATAGCGACAGTCGTGGTGGATATCATCGAGGGGACGTCGAGGCAATGGTCGGCCAGGCAGAACCTCCGGGCAACCTGAGTGGTCAGGCCTGTTGTCTTGTCTTTGACGTCCGACACCCATCGGACGTCAGCCGACCAGAGCCAGTTCACGTAGAAACGCACGGCTTCTCTATAGGCGGCCATGAACAGAGCCACATCCTGCCGTTTGCCTTTATTGGCGAACTTCAGCGTGTGCTTAGAGGATCTTATGGCTGTGTTCTTAGTCTTGGCCATTGTCGGCTATCTCCGAGACCACCGCTTTAATCTTATCGAGTTTGTTCTTGGTCCGCCGCAGGCCGTAAAGCCGGCAGCAGAAGCTGGTGATGATGGCCACCATGTCCTTCATCAGATCTTGCTCGTCGTTGTCATTGGGATTCATCACCATTATTTGGCAGCCCTGCTCTTTGAGCAGGCGAGCCAGATAGTTGAAACCGAAGCGAGTGAGTCTGTCTTTGTTCTCCACCACTATGGTGGATGGTTTCGATTCCAGCATGGCCCAGAGTTTACGCCTGTTGTCGTTCATCCCGGAGGCCACCTCGTAGTAGGTGTCCTCCACGGATAAACCTCTGGCTGAGCAGAAGTCCAGGCACCGCTTGACCTGATATTGCAGTTCCTTGCGCCTGGACTGGTTGGAGACGCGCGCGTACACCACCACGCGGGCGTGGTTGTTGGATTCCTCGGGGAGAGTCACAAAGATTGAGCCGGTAGAGGAGACATAGGAGCCCTCTATTCTACCAGCCCGGAACCAGCGGTACGCCGTGAGGTAGGCTATGCCTTGCCTCTTAGCGAAGTCGGACAACTTTATGGAGGTTTTCATGTTCATGCAATACAATACATCGCATGATAATAAAAGTCAAGGTTTCTGTAGATCATGAATCACACTATATGGCAGTCATATTTGGCGGTGTCGAAAGGCTCAGCCGCTTTAATCGGCCCCAACAGTCTCTTGTAGATGCCGCCTTTAATGACTGCGCTTTTCGGAATGTAGATGGATTGCTTACTCTTACGCGATCTGAACTTGACTTGGTTGAATCCTCCTGTCTTCTTGCATTTGATTTTCGCCCGCGACACCGCGTCGCAGGCTTCCTTGACGGCTATCGACTTGATCTGGTAGGGCACCAGCCCCGCCCACTCGGGGGCTTCAGCCAAAGCTGGACCCTTCAACGACATCCAACTAGCTTTAGTGTCCGGTAGTCTCAGATGCTCCACTGTCTTGTTGTACAGGAACCGCGCCGTTCCCGCCCACTGGCGCAGTTTCTCCCGCTGCTCCGCCGTGGGGTAGAGCTTTATCTTCCTTGACGGCACGGCCGTATTTTCTAAGGCCGCGCATCCGGCAGGAGAAGACGTGGATGATGGAGAGCAGGTCGGCGGTGAGCTCTGACTCGGGGCTTTGTCGAACGTCGCCGAGAACCACGAGTTTTCCACCGTTGCGCTCGACAAGCCACCTGACGAGGTCGAATCCGAACCTGGCGAGTCTGTCTTTGTGGGCAACCACAACTTCTTTGACATCTCCAGCGCACGATCGCTCCAGAAGGGACGTAAATCCTTTTCTTTTGAAGTTGAGGCCGCTGCCGACGTCTTGGATGATCTCATGCTCCGGGAAGTGCTCTCGCATGTACGCGATCTGCCTGTGGAGGTCCTCTTTCTGCTTGGCAGAGGACACTCTGCAATAACAGAATTTTCCACTTGCGCGGGACTTGTCGATGGAGGAGCAGTCGTACAACCGCTGTCCGCCAGGGGACATTGCGAATCGTATTCGTCCCTCATCAGCCCACCTCCGTAATGTGTTGGGATGCACTCCCAGTTCATGAGATGCTTTTCTGCTAGGCACTAGCATTTGACACCTCCGTTCTATTCTTAACTATATCACGATAGTTAAGCATTGTCAACAATAGTTATTGATTTTGATGCAATCCCACCACCTTTTGATCCTGTTTCAAACAATCCACAACCTGGACCCCCTGGGCGACAGGGGGCATGCCTCGGCTGACTCGGGGCACCTGCAGCACGGACAGTGCCGGGCGCAGGGCCGCCGCTCGGCCCATCTGGCCCGCGACAACTCGCCGTTGCGCCTGCGCTCCGCGTCCGTGGCCCGCAGCAAGGCCCTGCTGGATCCCGGTTCGAAATGGCCGATGAAGCCCACCAGCTCGCTGATGTCCGGCGGGCGCCATATCCGGGCCTTGCCCGCCAGATGGAATCTGGCCGCGGCGGGCGCGTCGCCGCTCAAGGGGATCCTGGACTCCAGGCCTGCCGCAGGGCCCGACAATCCCACCAGCACCAACGACCCCTCTTTGCCGTCCGCCTCCGCCATGTCCACCAGGAACCCCCCTTCAGGGGATCCTTTGGCCAGCGCCATGGCGTCAGCCTGCTCCACCTCGGTCAGGTGCTTCAGCGCGCACACCCTCAAAGCCGCCAGCAATGTCCGGCGCCTGGGCTCCACGGTCAGGGGCACCATGTCGGCCAAGGCCAGCATGACCCCACGGGGCGGCCGCACGCCGCCGGCCATCCTGCCCAAGGCCCCCTCGGGCAGGGCCATGCCTTTGTCGGCGGGGGCTAGGCCCGCCAGCAGCGCGTGGGCCTCAGCCAGCTGCTTCGGCGGCCGCCACTTGAACAGGGGCGGATTGCTCGAGTTCATTCATGGCCTCCTCCAACATGATCTCCACATCCTTGAACGACGTCCAGCCATCGCCGCCCCGGAAGGTGCAGATATGGCCCGCGGCCTTCTCCTGAGTCTCGGGCTCCACATGCGTCGCGCACTCCCCAGCGGCCTTGGCCGCCTGCTCCATGAGCCTGGCCACGACAGTCAGCGACCGCTCCAGTTTGCCCAGCACACTGGCCAGCCTAGTCCCCGGATTGGCCGGCCGGGGCCCGCTGATGGCGGCGTCGGCCACCACGGCGCTCTCGGCCGCGTGGTCCTCAGTCTGGCCGGACTCCCGCAACTCCCTCTGCAGGTCCGTTATTTTCTTGTCGCCCGACTCCAGCAGCCCCACCCACTCGGAGCGGGTGGCTGGATCCTCCACTTTGGACAACACCATGACGGCTTTGACGCTGCCGACCGAGTTGGCCACCCTGCAGATGTCGCGCCAGGATAGCGCCGTCACCAGTTTCAAACACGAATACAGCCATGTGTGGGACACCCCGACCTCGTCGGCCAGCGACGGCACGGGGCGGGCCTGCCTACCCTCTCCGCCGGACACCACGCCCCGGACTATGGTCCCGATCCTGTACGCCCTGACTATCGACGACTGCACCAAGGAGCCGCACTCCCGCCGCAGAGTCTCCATCATCTCCTCCACCGACTTGCCCTCGACCTCGAACGATGGATCCTCGTCCACCCTAAGCGTCGAGGCCAACGGTCCCCTGACCTCCGTCAGAGACGTGTCGTCACCCATATCTGGCCTCTTTAGTGAATTGTTTGATTCCCAGCATGACTATCGGGCATAGCGACCCGTCGGATGGGACTAGTATCCTGACGGCCCCTGGCTCGTCCTCGAGCCTGCGGTTGGTCAACACCCACGCGCCAGCTCCCTTCACAGGGAACACCAAGGCCAGCGACTCCAGGCCCAGCTCCTCGCCGAACCTCTGGAATTTGCCGAACACCTTGGAGCTTCTGAGCTGCGCCACCATCTTGAACGAGCCGCGCTCGGGCTCGGCCGACAGCACCACCCAAGGGGGCAGCCCGGCCGCGTAGGCCTCCGCGGCCACCTGCTGCGGATTGCTGCCCGCGGCCTCGTACACGCGACCCGCCTGACCGGTAGGCAGCTTCCAACCTTTCAACAACGCGTACACCGCGTCGGCCTTCCATTTGGCTGCGTCCGGGGAGTCCTCGTCGAAGGCGGCCTTGCGGCGGCCCCCTCTAGGGCCCGCGCGCCTTTTCATCTCCATCACGAATTCCGTCTTGCTCATCTACACCTGCCTTTCCTGCGGTGTGTACACCTCTATGCCCAACGCCTTGCGCAGCGCGTCGACCCTGTCCGGATCCTTGAGCAGCGCCCTGGCCACGTCCGCGGGCCCCGCGTCCACCACGTCCAGCTCCCTGCACGCCCATTTGGTGCTGGAGTATTTGACCACTTTGGCGACCTTGGCCACCCTCTCCTTGGACAGTCTGTCAGACACCAGCAGCTCGCACAGCGCCTGGTCCCAGTCGAACCACGAGCGCTGGCCCGAGTCGTCGTCCTCCCAGTGGAACTCCACCTGGAGCCAGCGGCCCGTGTCCCCGAAGCTGTTCTTCTTGGTCTTTAGCGTCTTGGTGTGATGCTTGTCCACCAGGCCCGTGGTCGCGTTGGATGATACCGTGATGTGATGCGACGCGTGAAACCTGGCCGCGTCTCCGCCGGGCACATGGGTGTCGTCCCCTCCCTTGAACCCGAACGACGTCCCCGCGTCCATGCTCTTCTTCTCGTGGCCCGTTATCACCAGCGTGGTGGGGCTCCTGCCTATGACCGCGGACAGGCCGCTTATGTACTTCGAATTCAAGTTTGCCTCGATGGCGTAACCTGACTCCGAGTGGCCGGACTTGATGATCTCCTCGGCCACAGTCCTGCTGCGAGCCCCCACCAGCGAATCCCACATGACCCCCAAAGGGAACTTGGCCTCCTCCTTTCGGAAGAGCTTTATCGTGTCGGTGATCATGTCCTGGGCCGATTCCAGGGTGGACGCGTGCTTGTAGATGAAGCTGGACTTGTCGTCGCCCATCATGGACCTGGCCAGTTTGGGGCTGGTCTTGATCTCTGTGTCCACCAGGGAGCCCACGCCGCCTTGCGCTATGACCTTGGACAACAAGTGGTACCCCAGGGTTGACTTGCCCGTCCCCGTCTTGCCTGAAAGGAACACGATTCCCGGGCACACCATGCCGTTGACGCCGAACAAGTACTCCAGGGGCAGGCAGTTGAAGGGGATGACCCTGAGCCCGTCCCTGAGCTCCTCCATGCTGAGGACCTCGCCCCCGTCGTCGGAGACTTTGGCCGCCAGTTTGGATATGAACTCCGACCGGCGGATCGACAAGGCGTCGGCGGGGGAAACCCCCGAAGGGGTCCCATCCGCGTTGATGTCCGCTTTTTTCTTACTCACCGGCTTCATCCTGCTCCAGCAAGTCCTGCGCAGCCTTCAGGCGGGCGGCCAACTGGGCCTTGTCCACCTGCTGCTTCTGGGCGGGGACGGCCGGAGAGCGGTTATGCTCCGGGGGCCTGGCCGCCACTGGTTTGGCGGGTTGTGGCGGCACGTACTCCACGCCTGTATCATCCACGGGCTCAGGCGCGGGCGCGAGCTGCGCCTGTTTACGCGGTTTGGGCGCGGCGAACGCTTCGGCGAGCTCCTCCTCGTCCCTCTTGGCGGGGGCGGCGAACGTCTGCTTCTGGCCCGGGATGGCGTGCGACGGGATGTCGCAAATGTCAGAGAACAACTCGCGCAGCAACTCGCGCTCGGGCACTCCTGTCGGGCTGACCCCGTCGAAAGCCTCCACCAGCAGCCTGACGTTGAAGGCCGCGTCCCTGCGGGGAATCAGGGATTCGATGTCGTACAGGTTGTACCTGTCCATCAAATGCTCCCTGGTGGTCTCGAACCTGCGCAACCCTCCGCGGGAGTCCATGGCCAACACGGCCACGAAACCCTGGATGGGCTTCTTGGTGTCGGTGTCCTTCTCCACGCGGACGACGATGCCCCTGCCCGGCTTGGTCAAATCCCCGCACGCCCAGCGGGAGCAGTAGTCCGAGGCCAAGGCCTCCTCGCTGACGGACGCGTTGGCCATCGTGCCGATGCCCGACCGCCCCGTGATGGAGATCATGGTCATGTTGGACAGGACGCCCAGTTGCACGCCCTCGCCCGGATGGTCCACGCAGACCAGGTTGATGAGGACGGAGGCCGAGGCCCGGATGGGCATCGCCTTGCGGATGATCACCCCTTTGGCCGTTGGATAGGGGCGCTCCTCCTGGAGGTACTTCCACTCCGGGCGGGCAGCCACCGTGTTGATGAATTTGAGCAGGACGCAACTGGACTCGGACTCGCCATACGTCGTCTCGGACACGATGTCCACCTGCCGGCCGCCCGGATGGCCAAGCCAGCGGCCCTCCGTGATCAGGCGGCCCCATGTGTTGAGGGAGCCCTCGTCGTCGTCCTTGCGGAACGGGACCCAGGACTCCGGATCCACCTCGATGCCTTTGGGCGTCTCGAACACCTTGTTCGGATCGAACGCGGGCAGGATGCGGAAGTCCATCGGCGTGTTCTTGCCGGTGAATCTGAGAGTTTTGACGCCCGGGGCGAAAACCCCGTTGGAGCCGCCGCGGCGGCCGAAATCATCGTTCATCGAATAAAGACCCATGTTGATACTCCTGTGTGCTGTTTGTTGGTTTGTCGTTCGCCCGGCTCACGCCGCGGCTGTTACTGGGGAGCCTTTCGAGTCGAAAAGCTGCTTAATCAGTCGATCCTCCCACGGTGCCAGAACTCCTTTCCCATCGTACACCGCCTCCGCTTTCTTGCTCCATCTACGCATCAGTGTGGCCTCCACACGGATCGTCACGTCTGGAACCACCTCGCGCATGGCCCCGATCATCAACTCCTGGGTGACGGCCACCACCTCCCCGGCTATCAGCTCGGGGACGTCTAATATAACCTCATCCGCTGTATTCAAGCAGGTTCGTAGTTTCCCTGCCCCTGCCCTTTTACGGACAGCTTCCGGCTTTCCCGGAAGGCTGGACTATATCATACCTCTTTCGAGGCCGCGGTGCTTCCACCCACTTGGGTGTACGTTTAGTCTCTGAACCTGCCTCCAAATGGAGGATCGGCTGCTGGTTGGACAATCCGTCTGATTCTCAAACCGTCGCGCCTGCCGTTACCGGCTACGCTGTGGTTCAGACGGCTCTAAGCCTATTCCAGCAATTCTCCGCGTTTTACATCCACCATGTCTAGTCTACGAAGATGAACCACTTCTTTACCTTTCGCGCGTGTGTGTAAAACCATGACTCCGCCATTCCGTTTCAAACCTTTGCTTATGGCGGCGACACACATTCCGAAGGCCTTGGACGCCTCTTTTAGGTTCACGTACACAACACCCGTCTCCACGCATTGCGCTCGTACGGCCGGACGGCCTGGTGGATTCGCTTTTCGGGCAGCCATTCGTATAGAACGCTGCTCGCCTCGCGACCATACCTCCAGCATGCGTTCGCGCATCTTAGCGCGAACCTCGTCCGACGACCGCTGGCTTCTTAGCGATGCCTTGATCTTATCCAACCTTGTCTTGCGCTCGCGCTCCGTCAGACTCTCCAACCGCAGTCCGCCCCTGTACAAGTTGTACCCGTGCTCCGGGTCGTTGGCCTTGTATTCGGCGATCAGCTTCTTCTCCAGTGCGGCGGCTTCCGGATGCGACAGGCCTTCCTCGCACCTCACTACCTTGAAAGCCGACCAGCCATACTTGCGTATAGCCTCGTAGAAGAAGACGCTTCCTCTATATTGGCTGCCGTTCTTTCCGGCTCTGGCTGATAGTTCCATTGACGTGGCGCCTACGTACTTTTTATTGTCGACGGTGTTGTTGTACACGTACACTCTCAGCTGGTTCTTCATAGACAAACCTCCTTTGACGCCTTTACCTTAGCATCATTTGAGATTTTTGCTAATGGATGAAATTGACGACCGGGATGTTGAACTTGTGCAGGGCCCACAGGGCCCGCTTGGCCCCCGCCGCGGCCAGGCTCTGGAACGGGAAGTTGGCCGCGGAGCTGTATGAGCATTTGGATCTGCGCAGTCCGGTCCCCACCGTCTCGGCAACGAAGGATCCATCCAGCTGATCCTTCTCCAACTGGAAGTACTCCGTCATCTCGGGGTACGCCTCCAGCCAGCTATTTCTCAACGACTCCGCGTCTGCCAGCGTCATCCCCACCACTCCGCAGGTCTTGGCGTGGGCGTGGAATCTTTTGGATCCCATGCCTCCAGGCAACAGTGTTGTTACCGCCGCGGCTTTTTATCCGCGACTTCTACGGCTTCTTGTCAGATTAAACCGTAGCTCAGCATATTTTTTCACCTCTCGGTGTCCCGGCCTCGTGGTGACTGATGGGAGGTCTTCCCCTGTCACTATGCGTTGCGCCTGACTGCGATCCCTCGCAGCCTTCGGACTCGAGTTGCCCGTCTCCGGGGTTTCTCGCTTAATTCCGGGATTTTGATTCGGCCAATTCGCTAAAGCAGGTGACAAACATTGTCGGAGAGTGAAGTGGCCTGGCCTCTATGCTCTCTCCGCAACGCAAACAAACTCGCATGCCCACCTCCTTGTTTAGAAAAAGTGTACATGCTAAGCCTGTTCTTGTTAAGCTGCTTTAACTACTAGTCCGCCGAAATTTGCGGCCTTCGCGTCGCTTCTATCCTTCTTGCTGACTCCCTTCAGGATATCCTTCAGAGAGGCCAGATCCCCCTCGTCCCTCATGTCGTACTCGCGGCTGAGCAGACCCTTGACCTTGGCCGCGAACCACCTGTGCAAGTCGACGTTGGCGTTTATCAGATCGGCCATCCTGCTGTGCCCGAACCGGGTGACGCAGGTCTGGGCCAGGGTGCACAACTCCAACTGACAATAGTCCACGGCCGCCAGCACATTGCCCGGACTGGCCACGAACATTTCCCTAACTCCCTCTCTAGGAAGATTTTGCCTTTTGTTGCGGAACGTCCGGGTCAGACGCCCCTCACCACGTCTCCGTGGTGTGCGGACCATATCATGCGGGATCGGACCGCCCCTCTGCTTCGAAGCCCTTTACCCTGGGCCCCTACTCCCTTGCGGGATGGTCTCTGAAGCTTGACCTGGACCGCGCGGTCCAGGCCCTTGCCTGCTGATTGCCTCCTGATGCCCGGCTCTTCTCCAACCTTCGCGCCCGCCGTCGCCGGCCACGCTGTGGTGCTGCCCGACCTAAAGGTGTTCCAGCAATTCAAAGGGTTTTACAACCTCCACTATCTAGGCAACGCATCGTAATTCGTTGATATAGAAAAGGTTGGGATCTGCGCAGGACGTCCGGCCTGTTAATACCATGACCCTATACCGCGGGTGCATGCGGCCGTCCTTGCGGACATGCCTCTCGTTGAAGTACGTCCCTATCAACTTCTCGGAGTGCTTGTACTCCGCGTACATATCCAGCAGCGGATCCTTCTCGATCCCATAGTCCTTGAAGTTGGCCAGATGATCCTTGGACGTGGACAACTGATTGGTGGGCGTCTTGGGCCAGGAATTCTCCTTGTCCCCCAACAACTTCCTCAGATGATTCTGCAGGAACTCCTTGGGTTTGACGGCCACCACGTCGTCGAATCCGCCCCTGAGTCTGCGCAGGGCAGCCACCACTTCGAAGGCGTCCTCGGGCGGCGAGCCCTTCTTCAACTCGGCCGCCGAGAGTGAGAGCAGCAAGGCATGGAGACCTATCCGGCGCACATCCACCAAATCGGGCATGCCTATCGAATCCGCCAGGCGCCGCAATTCCATAATCGCGATGTTGGGGGCGCTCCGCAGGCACTCGGCCAATATGTTCCGGAGATCCTCCGTAAGATTGGCCGGATCCCCCGAGGCCAGTCTGGCCAGCCACATAACGGACAATTGTCTGTACATGGTGCCGGGGGTCTTCAACTCTGGACCCATCTCCAATCTGAGCCCCACGTCCAAGGCGGCCTTCTTCAACAGGGCGGCCGGCGCGGTGGCTTTGGGGTCCGGGTCGAACCCCATCAGCCTCATCTCCTCCGCGTCCTCCAGCATCTTGACGGCCAACTCCGACTTCTTGACGTTGAAATAGTCCCTGTCCACCAGCATGCCTCTGCGCTCTATGGAGTCCAAAGCCACCGAGCCCATGGTCTGATCCTCCTCCGTCTTCTGACTTGGCACGCACTCCGCCAAGAGCAAAGTGGCCACCGCGTCCTTGGCCGCGTATACGGCGTGGGGCATGTCCAGCTCCATGTCCCTAGTGTAGCTCAGCCTGACGTCCTCGGGCTTCTCCAGCTCCACGGCCAGCGACGCCTTGAACGCGGACGCCAGCGTCTCATGCTCGTTCATGAACCCCTTGAGGGATATGTCCCTGACCCATTTACGGCATCTGACGTCCACTATGAGCCCGCTTTCCACCAGAGTGTCAACCTCTGGAAGGAACGGCCGCAGCACGGCCACGTCGAACGCCGCGTTGAACATGGCCATCTTGATCCCTCTGACCGCCACGCGCCTGACATAGTCCGCCGCCTGGTCCCAGGGGACCAGGTGCACCAGTCCGGGATACGCGGCCTGCAATAGCACCAGATCCGGCGGGATGTACGGCTCGATGTCCGAGATCCTCAAAGTCTCGGTGTCCACCCCGGCCCATCCGCCCGGACAATCCGGTATCTCCCCGTCGACGGGGTCCCACACCCTCATGCGGAACCTTTTATGGGCCATCTCGAATCTAACCCCGTCGACCCCCTGTTCTATTCTCATTTGAACGCCTCCTCTATCGCCGATTCTATGTCTACTCGTTTGTTGGATCCCGGATCCCCGGGAAGAACAACAACCTCGATGCGCGAGAACAACCCCCTGACGCGCCACACTGGTGCCAGGGATCTCGCGGTCTCAAGACTCTCCGGATCATTCTCGTCCGGCAGCCACGCCACCTCCCTTCCTTGAAACAGGCTGAAGATCAAAGCCTCCTGCCTGGCTGATGGTTTCTTGCCGAATAGAGCTACTGCCGACGGCCCACAGGCCCAGCAGTCGCTGACCCCCTCGACGAGGATCACCCGGCGCGACGAGCGTGCCGAATCCAGATTGTACAGACTGTGGGATTTCTTGAACCCAGGCGGATTATAATATTTAGGCCCGGGTCCTTTGGCGGACACCTTCCGCGCCTGCCATCCCGTTAGAACTCCGTGCATGACCACGGGTATGATCAGGCTGGGATACGGCGAATGAGGTTGAACCATCCCCACCTTGACGCCCCATTCCGACCCCAGGACGGCCGGATTGAATCCGCGAGCCCTCAGATAGCCTCTGACAGCCTTGGGGCAGTCAGGGGAGGAGAGCTCCACGCACGGGGGCAGCCCCGCGCCCCACTCGTCAGGGCTCAAGGGGTCTTCAGGCACCAGGGGGCAATCGTCGTTCAACTTCAGTTCGGTTCCGTATGCCCCGCCCAACTCCCTGCGCAACTCCAGCCACAGCCTGCGCTCATTGGCCGGATCAGCCAGGCAGTTCTCGTTGAAGCAGTGGGCCAGCTTGGTCAACGGGCGCGAGCCAAAGGCCGTGAACCCCCAAGCGCAGGACACCCACAATCGTTTGCGAGAATCTAGGCAGAAGGGGCAGTCCACAGTGTAGTACTCCCCTCCTGTAACACTGGCCCCGCCACCCAACAGCTCGGACGTCCGGGGAGTCACATCGGGCCTGGCCCCCCTGTCCGACAGGACCACGTCGCCGAACAGCCGCTCCATGGCCGAATGCAACTCCACGTTGAGCGGCTGATATTCCGCGCTATGGCTTCCCATTGGATCCATAGGCTGATTTATACGGGGTGGATCCAGTCGAGTCGTCCTCGTCCTTGCGTACCCATGCCCCCCTGTAATCCGTGATGTAGTCGCCAGACACGTCGTCGAACCTCATGTGTTCCCCGTCCAACCGGATTTTCATCTCGTTGTATGGAGCGCCCCTGTTCTTGTCCGCGACAAGCCACCCCACTCTGGACTTGCTGTCCAGAGTGCCTAGACACAGACACGCGTTCATCTTCTGCGCTATTGATCTGCACTCGTGGGCCTGCGTGGCGTTCGGCTTCCGCGATGACGGGGCGCGCTGCATGTCGGTGGATAGCTGGTGCAGTAGAAAAACCACGGCGCCGCACTGCTGAGCCACCCTGCCTAGCGTGTCCATGATCTCAGGCACGAACGACCTGTATTTGTCCTTCAACTCCATGGCGCGCCCGTTGTCGGTGCGCTCCACCAGGGCCCCTAGCCAATCCACCACTATCAACTCCGGGATGAAATCCTCATTGTCCCTGAGGTGGCTGACCCTGGACACTATGTCCGAAACTCCGCTGCGGCCTGCGTTGCCCTTGGCGAAGTCGGCCACGGCCAGAAACTTCTCGCAGGGCTTGGCCTCCGCGGAATACCTGTCCTGCTGCTCCGACGTCCAGTCGGACCTCTTTTTGCCGCGGAACGTGTCTATGGACATTCGCGTCATATAACAGCAGATGCGCTGCATTATGTCGCCGGCTATGGTCTGCTCGCATGTGACTAGCATGGCCTTCCTCTGGCGGCGCGCGGCCTCGCACACCAGCCCGGTGGCCAACACGGTCTTACCTCCGCCGGACGGCCCCAATATGCCTATGATCTCCCCCGGCGACGTCCCGCCGCCTAGCAACTCGTCCACGAAGCGCAGCCCAGTGGGAGTCCGCTTCACGTCGGTCAGATAGTCCTCCGGATTCATCAGGGGGAAATGGACCGATTCGTCGCTGGCCGTCAACTTCGACTCATCCCTGCTCACGCGGAGGACGAAGTCCCTCATGCTGCTCATGTCCTTCAACTTGGACATCTCGGACACCCAGCCGACCTGCATGACAGTTCTCAACGTGTGGGTCAGCAACTTCTCGGCCGTTTTCTTGTCGACCCCCATCTCGGAATACATCCGCATCTCGTCCAGCAAAGCCAGCGAACCGGCCACCAGACCCTTCAAGCGTCCTCCTTTTATGGTGGACTCCCTGGATTTGAGCTCCGCCTGCAGTACTCCCAAATCAGGATCGTTCTGGAAATGGGCGGTCACTTCACACAGGACCGACCACATGTACGCCGCGGACGGGTCCATGGCATTGTCGAACAACGGGCGGCCGTCTGTCACGGCGGAGGCCCTCTGCCTCAAGTCAGGGAATTTAATCAAACCCGCCAGGAGGAGAGCGTTATACTCTTTATCCATCCTAGTGCTCCGGTAACTCTTCTCTAGTGTACGGGAACCACACGGAGTAACTCCCCGACGCCTCGTAGTGCATGGGGTTCTCCAGTAGCTGTCGTATGGCCCGATCCTCGAAGACCTCGGCCACAGCGTACAATCCGATGGCCGAAGCCATAACGTAACGAAACAACGGAGTGATGTCAACCTCCGGATCCGACAATACATCCAACGGGCGCTTGCCCCCGATCACCTCCGCGCTGAAGCGGTCGGCGTCGGATAGCCAGCACAGGTCGGCTGACTGACGCATGGAGTGCTCCACGCGGTCTTCCAGCCCTGTCCAAAAGGATTCCTTGGCCACCATCTTAGGGATGTCCCCGTCTATGTCGCCTGGATCCCTGCGACGGGCCAGCCATGCCAGGAAGCATCTAGCTCCAAGGCGCGTCAGGGCTAGCCTGTCCCTCGTAGGACCCAGCGCCCACTTCCGAGCCTTGGGTCCGAAATACTCGGCCGCCAAATTCTCAAAAGTCGATCGGTCCATGTTTGTCCTTGTCTTCGGTTATAGTCCATCCCGCCTTGCGGTATACCGCTAGTCTGGCAGCCGTGCGCCGCTCGGACCATGCGCACCCCTCGTCTATGAAATCCACTAGCACTCCCTTGTCTTTGCCCTCCGACAGCCTGGATAACCTGCCCGGGACCTGCTCCGACGTTATCGGCGAGGCCGATCCGTCGGCCCGCACCAAGGCGGTCAACATTGGCACATCGATGCCCTGTTTCCACGCCATGGTGGCGATTATTTTCTTTATATCTCCCCGGGCGAAAGATTTGCGCATCTCATCCAAGGCTCCCCTGCCTAGCTCCAATCCCGCGGCCTGTATCAATTTGGATCTCCCCTTCAACACCCCCTCGGCCGCGTGGGCTACTTTGAACCCCGGCAGCATCGGGGCCAGATACGCCGCGTGCTCCAGAGTCTCCACCATCACCAGGACCAGCTCATCCTCGGGAAACGACAGCGCCGCGTCGGCCACGGCCTTGTTACGATCCTTGTTGCGCCAATACCGCCATCGCTTACGAGACACCGGATCCCCCGGAAGGGGGGAGTCGCCCATGTCGACCCGGTGAGTGACCACCTCTATGGGCACCACCAATCCGCCGGCCTCAGCCTCCGCGTAGGGTATCGAGGCCAACACCGGACCGAACACGGCCTCCATAACCAGATCGGCTCCGTCGGACCTGCCGCCGGGAGTTGCCGTGAACCCGAACTTGCGGGCCTTCTTGAACTCCCGCAGATTCAAAGCCACCTCGTTATGACCCACGCCGTGGGCCTCGTCGAACAGCAGCAGGTCGCAGTCCCTGTCGCACTTCAGTATCGACGCGCAGGTGGACACGACCACCCGGCGCGACGTCTCCGACTTCCCGTCGGCGCACAGTCCGACCTGGTCCGACCCTATCTTGCAGCCTATCCTGTCGCGCAAAGACTTGACCACCGACTTGGTGGGTGACACAACCACGACCGAGCTTCCCGGGTACATAGCGCATATCTGGGATATGATGAACGACTTTCCTATGCCCGTCCCGCCTACTACCAGCCCGCCGTGGCTGCCGGCCACGGCCAGCAGCAAAGAGTCCTGGCCTGGCCGTAACTTGGACACCTTACTGAAATCCGGATCGGGGAGCGAGGGTCTCCTGTCCTCCACATTGAATGAAACCTTGGTTTCATTCAATTTGCCAGCCACCAGAGGGGCCAGTCCGGGAGGAAAGGCCAGGCCCCCGTCGACCTCCTCGTACAGCCTCTCCCTGGTCTTCACCATCCGCCTGTTGACCCTGTCGTACTCTCCCCTGGAATAAGTCAGCGCGGCCTTGACCGAGGCCGGCGCCTTGTCCAGGAACGCCGCCTCGGGTCCTATGGTCAGCATCATAGATTCACCACCTCCCCGCACACATCCGCCAGTTCGGGGTCGTGCGTCGGTATCAACAAACAAATTCCGGATTTCAATATACTCCGCGAAAGCCTCGGCAGCGACTCGCGAAGCGCTGTCCTAGCCCTGGTGTCAAGGAATGCCGTCGGCTCGTCCAGCACCAAAACCCCGCAACCCGCGCCGGACGCGGTGAACGCGGCCAACCTCAAAGCTATTCCGGCAAGGCACCGCTGCCCGCCGGACAGGGCCATGGGGCCGGCCTTATTGCCGTTGACCCTCACCGAGAAGTCCAGCGAAGGCTCCAATGACACCTCGAACGAGGCCCCTAACTCTTCCAGGTTGGCTTTAAGCGCCGAGTTTACCAGCAAAGACATGCGGGCAGCCAGAGCCCGCTGAAGGTTCTCGCCCGACAGTAGATCGGAAGCGCCTTTCAGCAAAGACCGCTTACGCGACCTGGCAGCGGCTATGGCATCCAGCCGCAAAGCCTCGGTAAGCTCCGACTCACGGACTCTTACGGCGGCCTCAACCTTAAGCGCCTCGGCGGTCAGGGCCTCCAACCTAGCCCCCGCCGCGGCCAGCGCCTTCACGGCGGATCGGGCGGCGAGCACCTCGGAACGGGATGGTAGACTCGCTGGGGCCGACCGCGCCAACGAATCCCGTAGGGACGCCACCAGGGCGACGGTGGACTTGCGGGAGGCCTCCAAGTGTTCCGAAGGAGTACCTGACGCCAATATACTTCGCGCCTCTGGGGCTAAGCAGCCTGCGGCCGAGGATAGCAGTTCGGCCTCCAACCGTCTGTCCCTGACGGCCATCAGCCTCGCTTTGCCCCGCCTGGACCGCCATGCCAGCCATTCGGCGGCCGCCTGCGATAGCATCTTGGCATCCTTAACCTTCACATTCAAACTCTCCATGGAGCTCAAGGCGGAGGTCAGCTCAGCTCGGGCGGCCTGCACATCGGAGACTGTGGCCGACCCGCACACCCAGCAGCGGCCGGCGTCGGCCAACTTCAACTTCGAGCGTGCCACCTCCACTGAATGGGCGGCAGCTGCATGGGCTGCCAGCAGCGCCTCCATGTCAGGAGGAGGAGGCTGCGAGGATTTCAACGGCCTGGCTGCGAACGCGGCGAGCGCCGTCCGAGACAGGGCGCTCCTCGAGGCGGCCATGGCCGCCAACCTCTCGCGGGCCTTGTCGGCCTTCAGGGCGGTTGCGTGGGCGGCCATTGGAAACGCTCCGCGGCCTATAGATGACAACGACGCCTCGGCGGCCGTCAAGCGGGACTTTAGCTCCGCCACCTCGGCCTCCATGTCCTCCTTAGCTGCGGACGCGGCGAGGATCTCGTCGCGGCCGGATGACGCGGATAGAGCCTCGAACGCCTCTGCCGCGGCTGCTATCCCCCCGCGGACACAGGCCAGGTCGGCTAAGGCCGCATCTAGAGCGGTCCGAGCCCTATCAGGAGGCGGAGCCTCCATAAGCACCACGGTGGCCGCGGCCTTGGTGCATGCCCCGCGCAGCCGCTCCACCCGAGCCAGCCCCAGCATCTCCAGGACGGCCTGCCTGCGGCGGGCCGGTGGAGCCGTCAGCAGACTGGCCACCTCTCCTTGCGCGGCGAATGCGACTTCGCGAAGACCGGAGGGGTCCACTCCCATCAAAGCGGCCAGTAGCTCGGCCACCTCGGACTCCTTGCGTGATTTGATCCCGGCGTGGGAGGCCAAATGGGAGCCCGCCCACTTACCGCCAGGCCCCGACTTGTAGGTCCGCACCACCTCCAGCGAACCGGAGGGGGTGGAGCAGGACAAGGACACCGACCCCGAGGACGCCCCCCACGTGCACAAAGTATCCAGCCCGCCGTCGTCCAATGGCGAGCCGGCCAACGCGAAATGAAGGGCCGACACTAAATTGCTCTTGCCCCCGCCATTGGGCGCGAGCACCGCGAACATGCCAGGCCCCAACTCCAAATCCAATTTGGAATGCTGCCTGAAATTACGCAAACTCAACGCCTCAAACCTCATCTAGCACCTCCTGTAGCAGCTCCCTAGCGGGTTTTATCCCCTGCACCAATCGACGGGCCAGGGCCGCCGAAAGAGGGTCGGGCCACGAAGCGGCCAACTTGTCCAACTCGCCCAGGGGATCGGACTCCCAGCAGTGGACTGAAACGGCGCGCTCCTCCCCGGGGCTCGACGACTGCCTCATCTCCCTGACCAGCACCCCGCGTAGTTCCGGCAGCGGCGGGGCGGCCGACTCCATCAAAACCTCCACCAGCGGCCGCAGAGGAATCCCCCCTGTGGCTCGAAGAGGCGGACCCTTGGCCGTGGCGGCGGCCTCCGCCACGGCCACGGCGGCCTCGTCCTCGGCCATACCCCGCAGGTCCAGCCGGACGCAGGGCCGGCCCTTGGATCGGACCACGAAAGGCTCGGCGGACAAGTCGGCCAAGGGTAGGATGCACACTCCGAAATCGGGCGAGTCCCCCATGTTGACCCTGTGGGTGGCCCCCGGGCTGAGGAACCTGCCGCCAGGGGCCTCCAACCAGGATCTGGAATGAATGTCCCCGCACACAGTCAGCCGGACATGGGCGGGCAGATCGGCCAGCGCGGCCTGGGCGGCACCGTCGAAGCCTAGGGTCTCCTCGAACGCCTGGTGGCAGAGGAGCACGTCGCAAGGGCCCACCGAGGCCAAAGCCGTCCTGAAGCCCCTGGTCCAGTCCATTCCGTGGACGCGGATCCCGGCGGCCTCGACCAGCCCTACGGCGTGAGTCGATCCAAGGGCTGACATGATCGAGTGGTCCTGGTTGAAATCGTGCTGCCCCTGCACGTGAAGCGACTCGGCGGCCGGGAAGGACTCCAGAAACGACTTCGCGGCCATTAAGTCCAGGCCGCCGGCCGCGGGCGAGTCGAACACGTCGCCGGAGAACAGGATCAGAGCGACCCTGTCGGCCAACCCCAAAGCGGACACGTTGAAGGCCGCCTCCAGCAAAGCGGCCGCCGAGTCCCCCCTCAAAGCCACCCGCCCAGCCCATGCCAGTCGCCTGAGGTGGGAGTCGGAAACAATCAAAGCCAGTGGGCCGGGAGGGGCGTTTCCAGGGCCGTGGCGGCCAGTCGAGGACTCGACCCTTGTCCGATTAGGGGCTTGGCCCTCTTGAGGCCGTGGCGGCCCCTCTACGTCGAAAGAAAGGCCATTCGGCTGCTCATCATCGTCCATGAATCACCTATTCCGGTTGTTTTTCATTGTCGGTTCAAAAGACAAGTCGTCATCGTCTGAGCACAAACACGCTCATTCAAAGCGTGTTTTGGAGCAAAATACCGCAAAAGAGAAAATCCCCAGACCCCTTAAGAGAATAAACTACGTAGAATAATTGTAATTAAATTACATACTCTAACTCAATAGCATATTACTAATTGCAATAGAGTTTATCTTATACTTTTTTTTTTCGCGCGTGCGAAAGATCCGGAAGGAGGTTAAAGGTTATTGAGTTAGAGTATGTAATTTAATTACAATTATTCTACGTAGTTTATTCTCTTAAGGGGTCTGGGGATTTTCTCTTTTGCGGTGCAGCTCTCTGAAATGGGCGTGATGCCGTTTAAGGGGCCATTGGATGGCCTACAGCCTTCGCCGTAGGCTGACCCTTGTCCCGGCCCTGGTCAGCCCGTCTTTGTCCCGCCACGGCCCTGGAAACGCCCTCTGCGGCCGTGTTATGACCTCCTCTTCAACCCTCGGCCTTCTCATCCCCCGCCACCGCTTTGACGGTGAACATGACGGCGAAGCATCCTATCAAGGCTGCTGGTGCGCAGCTGACCAGCCCCAGGCCGCCGACCAGCCCTATGGCCACGTGCATGCCTTGGTTCCGCGGCATGCAGAGCATGGCGCCGGCCAGGCCGCCCAATATGCCGCCGGCGGGACTGATCGCCCCCGCCAGCATCATCACGGCCACTCCCAGGCCGGCGCATATCAGGGTGGCCATGGCAGCGCCACCCCCTCCTTCAGCGTCCTGTCCGGCGCGCCCGCCAGTCTTCTATCCTCGGCGGCGGGCCCCTGGGGTGCCGCCGCGTCTTTGATTAGCGGCCTGGAGTGCGTCTTGACTCCGCCCATCCGCCATTGCTCCGATCCGCCCGCCGGTCTGAATCCATCCAATCCGCCGCCTTTCAGGAACGCGGTCTGGCTTTGACTTTGCGCCATGTCGCCCTGCCTTTCGCTTGTTTGTTTGTTTTGCGTCCGTCCCGTGTTACAGTACACGATGATCACTGAAACCAATCCCGTCGAATTGCTGAGGGCGTTCCCCTCGGTGGCCTCGGCCACCGGGTCGTTCTCCTCCCTCCTGCCCCTGTTCAAGGGCCCGGACGGGGACTCCCTGGGCTCCGACCTCCACTTCCAGTTCGAACCCGTGTTCAAGCTGCTGCAGCCCGCCGAGACCACGCTGATGTGCGCCCGGCAGCTGGGCAAATCCACCAGCGTGGCTGGCGCGGCCATACTGCGGTGCGGCATGATCAGGGGCTTCACCACCTTGATCGTCCAGCCTCGGGCCGACCAGATAACGCGGTTCGACCACACCATATTGTCCCCTATGCTCCGCGGTTGCGCCTTGACCGCCCCCATCTTCGACAAGGGCGGCATGCGCAACGTGGCCAGCAAGCAGTTCCCGTCCGGCGGCTTCATCCACCTGGACTACGCCTTCCTGTCCCCGGAGCGCATCCGCGGCTACAGTGGCGTCGCCTGCCTGGTGCTCGACGAGGCCGCCGACATAGAATGGTCCTTCGTGCCCGTCATCCAGGAGGTGCTGTCCGCCTCCAGGAAGTACGGGTTCACCATCTACTCCGGCACCCCCAAATCCACCGACGGCACCATAGGCCGCTCCTGGGCTGCCTCCAGCCAGGGGGAGTGGGTCGTGCCCTGCGGATGCGGCAAGGAGAACATAGGCTCCGTGGGCCACGATCTCATCGGCATGATTGGCAAGCTGGGGCTGGTGTGCGCCAAATGCGGCGCCTCGCTGGACACACGGCTTGGCCGGTACGTCCACGCGTTCCCCGCTAGAGTCGCCGAGCACGCCGGCTACCACGTCTCCCAGGCGGTGCACCCCCTCCATTGCGAGCGCGCCTCCAAGTGGCGGGCGCTGCTGCGCAAGATGGACGGCCCGGCCTGCTATTCCCGCCTGCGCTTCTACAACGAGGTGCTCGGCGAGCCACTCGACGAGGCCAGCCGGCTGCTCGCCCCCGACGACATCCGGCGGGCCGCCGAGGGCGGCCTGGCGGGCACCGAAGCGGCCGCGCTGGCCAACGCCCGCCGGTTCGCCGGCTACGTCATGGGGGTGGACTGGTCCGGCGGCGGCGGCACCGACTCCACCACCGCGGTGGCCGTGTGCGGCTTCAGCCCGGCCACCGACTCCATCGAGTGCGTCATGGCGCTGAAGCTGCCCCAGGGCATGCCCCCCGAGGAGGAGGCCCGGAGGCTGTTCGAGCTGTTCACGCGGCTCGGCTGCCTGTTCGTGGCCCACGACTACACGGGGGCCGGGTTCGTGCGGGAGACCCTGCTGCGGCAGGCGGGCGTGCCCACCGACCGGATAGTGCCATACACCTACGTGTGCTCCCCGCTGGCCGACATAGTGCGCTTCCACGAGGCCGCGGCGGGATCCGCGAGATTCTCCTACAGCCTGGACAAGGCGCGCAGCCTGGCCGTGCTCTGCACCGCCATCAAGTCGCTGGGGGTGAGGCTGCCCAAGTCCCGCGACGACATGGCCGCCGACCCCGTGGTGGCCGACCTGCTGGCCCTGGTGGAGAACCCCAAGGAGCTGCCGCGCGGATCCCTGTTGTACCTCATCGACAAGCGGCCCGGGATGTCCGACGATTTCGCCCACGCCCTGAACTACGCGTGCACCTGCGTGTGGTACACGCGCCAGGCCTACCCCAGATTGGACACGCGCCCCCCTCCGGATGAGGAGGAGCTGCGCATGGCCGATCCGACGATGGTGGATTGGAGCACTCCCGGGGCTAGACGAGCTACAGGTCTATGAAACCGTTGGTTTCATCCCCCGGCCGCCTCCTTGCGCAATCTGGCCGCTACATGTCCCCGAGCAGCCTCGCCGCCACCTTGGGCGCCATGGCCGCGTCGGCCTCGGCCCCCGGCGGGTGGGTCCACTCCGTGATGGCCTCGGGCCAGTCCGTCACCTGGTCGCCCGCCTGCTTGCCCCAGCACTTGCTCAGCCACTTCATCGGGTAGTCGCCCGCGCTCCTGCCCTTGCTTATCCTTATCCTGCGCCAGTCCCTGGCCATTCTAAGCACCGCGCCCTTGAACGGCCTGCGCGACTTGCCCATGTTGGCCGAGTACGCCTTGTACCCATTGCGCGTGGCGATGAGCATGTGGACGTACCTGGTGTGGCTCTCCCGCTCTCCGAGCGGCTCGGCCGGCCTGAAGTCGGTCTCGCTGACCACCGCGGCCAACAGCCTGTCGCCGTGGGGCCGCCACGGCCACAGGGCCCTGGGGTGGCCCGTCACACGCGGGCCAGCCGCGCCACCGCGGCCGACTCCTCCACGGCGACGTCCAGCCGCCGGTTGTACGGCACCGCCCGGCGCAGCACCACGTAGGGCTCGTCCACCAGGCTGTCGTTCATCCGCTGGTACGGCGCGCCGGCGCCCAAGTCGCCGACGCACGCGAACTCCATGGCCGCGCCGTCGCCGTCGGGCGGGGGCGGGCCCAGCGCCAGCAGCTCCTTCACGAACTTGCGCGGGCCCCACGTGTCGTGCAGGCACGCCTTGGGCCCGCAGCTTACCGGCGCGCAGCACAGCCTGCGGAACAGCGGCTCGCCGTCGCCCGGGTCGTACGCGGCGGCGCGCACCAGCATGCCCTTGCCCGTGTCGTAGGCGCTGGCCGACACGGCCTCCACGGCCCCCAGCAGTTTGATGGTCATGACGGCCTGGGCTTGGCTTTGCCGGCGCACCTGGCGCAGAGGGCCTTGCCCCTGGCTTTGGCGTTGACGCCGCATTTTGGGCACAGCCCGTAGCGGGCGCGCTCCAGCTGGCGCAGCCTTTTGAACGCGATCTCCTCCATGAGGCACCCGCGGCACGCGGTCTCGCCCGGCTCCAGCGCGGCCTCCCCGCACACGGGGCACAGCCTGCTGTCCTTGTAGAGCACGTCGTCGGGCACGTCGTCGATCTCCTGCAGGTAGTGCAGCGCCTCCAGCTCCAGCCTCATGGCCGGCATGGTGTCGTGGTGGTGGCAGCGCCGGGCTATTATGTACAACCTGGCGGAGGCCGCCTTGCCGGGCAGGTCGCGGGCCAGCTCGGCCGAGTTCCCGGTTATGCCCCGGGGGTAGTCCTCGATGATGTCGGGTGCTTGGATGTCGAACTCCATGTCAGTCATAGCGTATGCTCCTGTTGAAATGAAAAAGGCCGGACCACCATGGCCCGGCCGGTTGAACTAGCCCCCTGCGACTCAGATATGCGCGGCGTCACCCGCACTTGCTGTAGCCGCAGCTGAGGCACTTCAGGCAGCCCTCGCTCATGACGGCCTCCCTGGCGCTGCACTGCGGGCAGAAGGCCTTGCTGTCCTCCGACACCTTGGCCGCCAGCTCGGCGAACGGCTTGACCTTGGGCTCCACCAGCCCGATGCGCAGCAGGTGCTCCTCGATCAGCCTGCCTATGGCCGCCGGTATGGACGGCACGAACCTGCCCTTGTGGAAGAAGCCGCCGTTGGGGTCGTACACCGACAGCAGCTCGTCCACCAGGAAGCTCGGGTCCTCCTCCCTGCGGAAGTTGGCCGACAGCGTGCGCGTCAAAGCCACGATCCACCCGGCGTGGGCCAGGTTCTTCGTGTTGATGAAGATCTCGTACGGCCGCGGCTTGCCGTTGGTGCCGGTGACGTCGTTTATCGTGATGTAGAACGCGTCGTCGGTGGTCGGCACCTTCAGCTTGTACGTGACGCCCGTGAGCGCCTCCTCCCTGTCCTTGGTGGCCGCCGAAACCTCCTTGGGCCGATCCTCCGTCTTTGTCAGGATGCCCTGGATATGCTCGCTGGGCCGGAACGTGGTGCAGCCCTTGAGCCCCAGCGCGTGGGCGCGCTTGTACACGTCCTTGAACTTGTCGAACGGGTAGTCGGCGGGTATGTTGACAGTTTTGCTGATGCTGTGATCCACGTGCCTTTGCAGGCACGCCTGCATCTGCAGGTGGCCCTCTATCGACACCTCGTCCGCCGTTTGGAAATGCTTGGCCGCCTCCGCGGGATCCATGCCTGAATCCACCAGCCCGGCGTACGCGTAGTCCCTGACCTCCTCGGTGGTGGTCTCGTCGCCCTTGCCCGTCCGGATCTTGCGGTCGTACTTCAGCGCGAACACCGGCTCCAGCCCGGACGACACGTTGCCGGCCAGCAGGCTGATCGTGCCCGTGGGCGCGACCGCCAGCAGATGGCTGTTGCGCAGGCCGACCGCCTTGACTCGGTCCTTCACGGCCGAGCTCAGCCCTTTGAGGAATTGGCCCTGGCTGTACTTGTCGTAGTCGAACATAGGGAACGCACCCTTCTCCTCGGCCAGGTCGCAACTGGTCATGTACGCCGTGTTTTTGATCAGCTCCATGACCGACTCGCCCAGCTCGCGCCCCTTGGGGCTGTCGTATTTGAGCCCCTTCATGGCCAGCATGTCCGCCAGCCCAGTGATCCCCACGCCCAACCGCCGTTTGGCCTTGGCCTCCGCCTCCTGCTGGGGCAGCGGGTAGACGCAAAAGTCCAGGACGTCGTCCATCATGCGCACGGCGACCTTCGTCAGGTTTTTGATGCCGTCAAGATCCACCGCCGCGTTCTTCGTGAAAGGCGCCGCGACGAATTTAGTCAAGTTGATCGAGCCAAGCAGGCAAACGCCATACGGCGGAGCGAAAATCTCACCGCACTGCCCTGTCACAAGCCCGTTGAATATCACTGCGTTGTGATCGACCTGCGTGGTGTCGTACACGGCCTCCTTTCCAATATGCCGTATGCTTACGATTTTGGATGCGAACCTTTGTTTCTTATACAGGGCGCGGCCTTCCAGCCATGCCTCTAGCTTCTCGCGCTTGGCAGGCAAAGCAAAACCCACCTCCTTGGCGAACATTCCGCGCGACTCGCCGTCCACGATGAGTTCGTGGTACGCCCGGCAGGCGTACTCCCTCAGCCCGCCCTTACCGTCCGGCAAAGCTCTGACGGCCGCCTGCCGGCGCTGCTTGATAGCCGAGTAGACACCGAAATTGGCCAACAGCACCTGCACCTCGGTGAGCAGCGTCCTGTCGACCGACGTCAGCCGGATGGAGCATGAGTCCCCGGCTTTGTTGCTGTTTACCGTGCCGTCCGTCTCGAACAGCCCTCGCAGATACCCGATCACGCAGTCTTGCGTTCCGCGCCAAACCACCTCCGGCACGCGCAACTTAGTCTCGGGCGTGTACCCGTATTTGGCCAACTCCCTTGTCAGTATTTTGGATTTGAGTTGCAGTTTCCTGCCTTCTTTCATGATGAAGGGGGAAATCATGCGAGAGCAGTCACTGGGCGACGCGCCGCTGATCATGTCGTTTATCTTGGCGGTCAGCTCCGGCGCCAGACCCTGCTTACCATCCCACAGATCCAGATGTGTCGCCATCTCCTTGGAGCACATGCTGAAAAAGCCGTCCCCAGTCAACGCCCCCAAGAGCAACCCGAGGGCATAGTCGCCCTCCGTTCCGAACAGGCCCTTGCCGGACTGCGTCCAAAGCTCATCGCCAACATGGATGTCCGATAGCTTCAACTTGCCTCTGCCTGTGTAGAACTCGTGCCAGGCTGTCGCCTTGACGGAGTATCCGGCCGCGGTCTCCACCAGGTACACGTCCGCGGATTCGGCGGTCATGAACACTGGAACCGCTTCACGCGGCTCGCATAGTCTGCCTTCTTTACCTAGTGAACGCGCGTCCACGGAGCAAGTCAACGGCTCTTTGGAGTCGAACAGGCTATCCATGCGCACCATTCCCTTGGATGTGTGCAGCCTGGTATCGCCAGTTACGCAGGGGTTAGCCGTGACTATCTTCTCGAGATAGCCTAAGTTGTTGCTGTTGTTCACTGTATCGATAAACATGACGCCGGGCTCGGCGTAGTCGTACGTGGCCCGCATTATCTTATCCCACAAATCACGGGCCCGCATAGTCCTGTACAATTTGTTGTTGAACACCAGATCCCAGTCCGAGTCGGATTTCACTGCGGCCATGAACTTATCGGTCACGGCCACCGACAAATTGAACATCCTCAATGTCGCGTTGCCACGCTTCGCCTCGACGAACTTCTCGATGTCAGGGTGGTCGCAGCGCAGCGCGCCTAACATCGCGCCGCGCCTATTTCCGGCGCTGACTATCGTCCGGCAACTTGAGTCGAACACCTGCATGAACGACACGGGCCCCGAGGCGTCGCTCTCGCAGCCGTCGACGCGCGTTCCCGCCGGCCGGATGGTGCTGAAGTCGAAACCGACTCCGCCGCCCTGGCGTTGGGTTATGGCCGCCTCCTTGACCGTCTGGAATATGCCCTCCATGCTGTCCTCGATGGTGCCCATGACGTAGCAGTTGCCCGCCGTGCTGTTGCGCCTGCCCGTGCCCGCCGCCGACAGGATCCTGCCGGCCGGGATGAACTTGAAATCCTCCAGGGCCGCGTAGAACTCGTCCCTGCGGCGCTGCCGGTCCTCGGGCTTCTCCACTTCGGCGCAGGCCCGGGCCACGCGGGCCCACATGTCCTCCACGCGGCCGTCGGTGGCGTGCTTGTACTTCTTGGCCCATATCTCCTGGGCGATCTTCGGCATCTCGGTCATAGCCGGTCCTTTCGCTGTGTTTATCCGACTCACATCGCCGCCAGCTTGCGCCTGGCCAGCCACTCCTCCATCATCTTCCGCCCGCCCTCGCACCACGCGAAGCCCTTCCGCCACTCGTCCAGCAGCACCTCGGCCACGTAGGTCCGGCCCATCCTGGAGCCTCGCATCGACAGCGCGTCCACCGTCCACACGTCGCCGGACTCCATGGCCACTACGCGGAACGTCTCCCTGCCCACGGCCACGACCTCCCACGGCTCCGCGCGCCGCCCCCTGTCGTTGGCGATCAGCATGCGCAGCACCATGTCCACCCGCCCGCGGTCCTCCGCCGTCACATGTCCTCAAGCCTGTCCCTGAGGGCCAGCTCGCGGAACTTGTCCCGCCCGTCCCCCACCCAACACGCGGCCGCGGCCTCCTCGGCGCCGCCGCCGCGCAGCCCGATCAGCAGGTCGAAGTCGTCGAACGCGCCCTTGTCCAGGACGCGCACGAACCCCTCCCAGCCGCCGTCCGGGCTGGCCGCGGCGCATATCAGCGTGTCCTGGCCCCTGGCCTTGCGCCCGTCGGCCATCTTGTACTCGGAGCCGGGCGCGTAGCACAGCGGCCGCACCGTGTCGTTGCGCAGCCTCCGCCTGGCGAAGCCCACCATGCGCGACACCAGCTTGTCGAACTCGCTCACATCCGCTCCAGCCGGATGCGGGCCATGACGGGCCCCAGGCTGACCGCGAGCAGGGCTGGCGCCTTCCCGCCCAACAGCCATGGCCCCAGGTTGGCCATGATCTTGGCGGAGGCCCCCGCGCCGGGTATGGCGACCCTGCGCAGCAGCCACGGCTCCAGGGCGGCGTCCACCGGCGAGCTGCGCATGTAGGCCCCGCCGGGCCCGGGCATCATCGCCTGGGCCATCTCCTCGGCGCCGCCGGGGTCCTGCCTGAGCCCCGCCCCGCCCAGCGCCCTCTCGAACTTGACTCTGGACCACGGCTCGAAGGCGGGGTCGGACCTCAGCTCGCACCCGCAGTGCAGCGTCGCGTACCTGACCTTGCCGGGCGCGTCCGAGTCCACGTAGGCGGCTATGCGCTGCACGTCGCACCAGTGGGCGCCGTCGACGGCGCGGACGTCAACCCCGCACAGCAGCTCCCTAGCCACGCCTGGCGCCCGTGCAGTCGTCCATCCGGCCGGCCAGGTCGTCCAGCCTGCGCGCCGCCTCCAGCATCCACTTGGCCGACCCGGGCTCCCGCCCGCAGGTGTCGCGCGCCTGCTCCCTGAGCAGGTCCACGAACTCCTCGTGCGCCATTTTCTGCATCCACTTGTGCGGCTCGTAGGCCGGGCCCTCCTGCGTTTGTTTTTTATTGTCCATGCTCACATCCTCTCCAGTTTTAGCGCGTTCAGCCACTCGTTGAACAACCTCTCCCCGTCGCCCACCCACACCCTGGCGCAGTGCGCCCCGCCGGCGATCTCCACGGCGGCGTCCGGGTCCAGGTAGGCCGTCGACCATAAATAATGCAGCGGGCCCAGCTTGTCCCCGGCGGCCATCAAAAACACCTCCGCGCGCCCGTCCTCCGCGGGCAGCAGGGCCAGCGCGCGCTTGGAGCCGGGCAGGAGCCCCGGCGAGAACACCGCCAGGACCACGCCGCCCGCGGCCCGCAGCCAGTCCCCGCAGTCGGCGGCCAGGGCCGCGGCCAGACCGGGCGTCACATGTCCTCCAGGCGCCGGGCGGCGTTGAGCTCCTCGATCATCTCCCAGCCGCCCGCGCACCACAGCACCGGCTCGCCGCCGAGCAGCTCCAGCGCGTGGTCCGGCCCCTCCGACAGGTCCACCTCGAAGCTGTCGGCGGACCGCTTCACCAGCCGCCCGCCCTCCAGCCTGTAGGCCGCGGCCCTGCGCGCGCCAGGCGGGCTCACGGCCACCACCGTCACCGGCGGGCGGGCCACCCCCCGGCCGTACCGCGCGGCTATGCGCTGGAAGGAGCACACCTGGAACAGCACCTCGTGCACATGCGCCCTGTCGTCCTGCTGGATGGCCTCGTACTCGTCCAGCGTGGCGAGCCACTCGTCCCTCGTGCCACACCTCAATGGGCCTTGTACGACACCAGCCGGCACTCCCGGCTCCAGCACAGTTTGCAGTTGTTGCCTTTGCATGTCTTCTCTTTCCCCCATGTGGCCGGGCATTTGTGCGCGTTGGCGCGCGGCTCCCTAGTGTTGACCACGGACAGCCTGGCCCAGCCGCCCTTGAGCCGGGCCAGCCGCTCCACGTGGGGGGTTGGCTCCCCGTCCACGACGGGCGTGCTGAACCGCACCAGCATGTTGCGCGGGAAGCCCACCTTGCCGGACTTGCCGTCCGGGCCGATGAGCACGCCGCCGTGGAAGTAGTCGGCCACCATGCCCGCCTCCATGGTCGGCAGCCAGAATTTCACGTCCGGCAGGTTGGCCGCCACCTTGATGATCTTGGCGATGTGCCAGTGCCCCTGCAGGTCGCCCGCGTCGTGCCACCGGAACAACCGCCACTCCGGGTCGGTCTTGTCGGCCAGCCCCCTTATCAGGGTGGTGACGGCCTCCACCCAGTCCCTGCCCGTCAGCGAGGCGTGGCGGCGCGCCATGGCCTCCACCGTGGCCTTGAACGTGTACCTGCCCTTGCGCGCGTAGCACCTGTGGCACACGGTGCCCGGGCACTCCGACAGCAGCCGGCCCGCCACGCACTGGCCGGGCGGCAGCGCGTAGCCGCCCATGGGCATCTTCTCGGGCATGCTGAGCCCGCCGCTGGCCGCCAGCGCCTGGCGCCTATCCATGGCGCGCCCCGCGCCCCGCGTCCGGCGGCTCCGCCAGCGCGGCAGTCCGGTACTCGTACGCCACGGCGCGGCGCGACTCCACGCCGTACGTCGTGCCGCAGTGCCCGCACGTCAGCGTGCGCGACTCGCGCTCCGCGCGCGGGGAGCTGAACTCCACGGACACGCGCCTTCCGCACTCCGGGCAGCTTATCAGCGCCCGGCTGTCGGCGCTCACAGGCAGTCCGCCATGTCGCGCGACATCGCCGTCATCTTCTCGGTCAAGGCCGCGGCGGCCTCGTCCGTGGGCAGCCCGCCCGGGTCCACGTGGTAGTCATCGCCGCTGCACGTCGCCACGATCAGCTTACCCCGCCCCGAGTACACCGCCTGCACGGCGTCCACCGCCAGGAACACCTTGGCACCGCTTTCCGCCAGCACCACCTGCAAAAACGCCTTAGCCATTTTTTGTCCTATTTTTGCCGACATGTTTGAATCCACCCCTGGACATGCTCACGTACAGCCTGGCTGGATCGGCCAGCAGGTCTATGACGCGGGCGCCCGTTCGGACCAGTATCTTGGCCAGCGTGTCGCCGCCGCTCAACAGGCATATCGACACGCCCGCCGCCTTCAGCTCGTCCAGCACCTGCAGGAAATCGCCGTCGCAGGCCATCAGCGCCAGCTTGTCCCACCCGTTCCGCTCATGGCCGCGCAGCATCGCCAGCGCCAGCCCTATGTCCACGCCGACCTGCTTGTGCTCGACCACGGGCGACCCGTCCGGATACAGCACGGGCCCGCCCTTGGGGTACCGCACGACGTGGTCCTCCACGGGGTACAGCTTGAGCTTGAAGCCCGGGCCGCCCCTGCACCTCGGCCACGTCAAACCCTGGTGGAAGCGCGCCGTGCCGCTGGCCTGGCTCGGCGGCGCGCCGTCGACGTACACCGCCTCAGACAGTTTGTCCTTGAGCTCCATCTCGACGTACCGGACCAGCTGCTCCATGTCCACGTCCCTGCACTGGCTGCGGCTGTAGCCGCCGTCCACGAACAACCCTATGCTCACAGTTGCTCCAGCAGGTTGCCGCCCCTGGCCAGCCACGCGGCCCGGGCCTTGGCCGCCGCGGCCGTGGGGAAGCTCTCGCGGCCGGGGCCCATCAGCGCCAGCCCCGACGCGACCTCCGCCGGAGTGCGCACGCTCCTGCACGAGTACACCCGCCGGCGGCCGTCCCCGGAGTAGCCTTTGTCGGAGGTGCAGAACCAAGTTCCGCCGGGGCCCGACCACAACCCCTCCAGGACCCGCGTGCCCCAGTAGCGCATGGTGTCCGGGTCGAAGAAATGGCTGCCGGTGGAGTTGACGTAGTCCACGACGTCCCGCGAGGTCCGCAGCTCAACCACGGTGGAAGCCCTGCCTCAACAAGGCCACGCCCACCGCGAGGGACACCGCGGCCAGCGACATGGCCAGCCACGACTCGGACGGCGGGCACTCGCCGGCGCCGCGGGCCTGCATGGCCACGAGCCACATGGCCGGGACCGCCAGCGCCGCCAGCATGAGGCCGTGCTCGGCCACCCGGAGCGCGCGCCCCATCAGGCCGCCCCCAAGCCTGGAAGCACCGCGTGCGCGTCCGCCAGCGCGGCGGCCAGCATGCGGCCAGCCTCCTCCAAGGCGTGGTCGTGGCCGTAGAAGCCCCAGCACGAGTCGACCTCCACGCCGTCGGCGTCGAACACGCGCACGCCGTAGACGTCCCCCGACAGGTAGTGGTCGTACACCTCCACCTCGGACCTGATTATCTCCAGCGCCCTGGTCCTGCGGGCCTCCGGATCCTTCACGCCCTCAAGCTCCGGGCTGTCCCCCGGGACGTACGCCCAGCCGATCTGCCCGCTGTCCCACTCGCAGCCGAACGGCTCGATCGAGACGCGCAGCCCGCTGTGGTCGTACATGTAGACGGCGGCGGCCACCGGGGGCTCCTCGTCCACCAGTATGGCCCTGTGCAGTTCGCCCCACGAGCCGTAGTCCGACTGCTTGTAGTCGTGCTTGTCGCCCAGCCGGTGCCTCTTGTGGAAGCACACCAGCTTGGCCAGGTTGTCCCACTCGGCGCGCGGGTCGCACGCGTCGCCGTCAGGCTCGATGACCGCCCTGAACCCGTCTCTCCTGATTTCGTCAAACATTGGCCACCCCTTTGTTTTTCAACAGTTTTGTTCCAGCCCCCGCCATGTCCAGGGCCATGCGGCCCGCGCAGTCCACGCACATCTGCTTGCTCAGCAGCCTGTGCACCTTGGCGTTGGGCTGCAACGCCCGCGCCAGCATCTCCACGCGCGTCATGTCCAGACTGAAAACGGTCTGCCCGCAGACCGGGCAGACCGTTTTGTTTTGACAATCGTCAAGCTCGCTCAACTATCAACTCCTCTCCATTGTTTTGCCCGCTTTGGGCGCGTCCGCCCCCTTCCACTCCAGCCACGCGGCCGCGGCCAAAAACAGGATGAGCAGGGCCAGTCGCCGGTCCGCGTCACTTGACCCCTGCGCTGAGCTTCTTGACCAGCTCAAGCAGTTGGCGCTGGTCCTTGTCCGAGCCCGCGCGCTCCTTGGCCATGGCCTTCAGGGATGTCCGCAGCCCGTTGACCGCGGCCTGCACCTTCTCCAGCTCCAGCAGCACGTCGGGGAAGTCCCACTGCGCCGGCGCCTTGGGCTCCTCTTTGGCCGCGGCTTTGGACTTGGACTTTGGTTTGGCCTCCTCCCCGCGAGGCTCCACGGCCTTGGTCGCGTCGGCGTACGGGGCCACGGTGAACACCATGGCGTCGCCGGACCTGAACGCCACCACGGCGCAGTCCTCCGACGCGCCCGCCATGATCGTGTCCTCGCGGGTCTCGGCCGACGACGTCACCTTGCGGATGTCCACCACCTGTATGGAGCACGCGCGGTCGAGCTGCAGCTCCGGGAGGTTGTCGGCGGCCAGGACCGTGCCCGACGCGTTCAACAGCTTGACCGAGCCCCTGCTGACGTGCACCGACGCGCCCCTCACGGCCGAGCCTATCTTCTCCGCCACCTGGGGCAGCGGGGCCAGCGACAGCAGCGCCTTTTTCAACTTGTGCAGCGTCGCCGGGAACTCGCCCGCCGGCTTCTGCGCCGCGGCCTCCAGCAGCGCGGCCAGCTCGGTGGTCCGGCCGTTCTTGTGCCACTCCCCCTCTGGGATGGACACGAACGCCTGCCCCGGCGCCGGCACCGTGAACCCCGTTGTGCCGTCGCACAGCACGGCCGTCGACTCGTCCACCTCCACCACGCCTATGCCCTTCTTCTTGAACCCGTTCAGAATAGCCTGCTTGTTCATTAAAACCCCCTGCCTTCACGCAATGATTTGTTCAACGACAAAAGGCCGCCCTGCCCCGCCAGCTTGTCGGCCTCCCTGTTCTGCTCCCTTGGAACCCACTCGGCCACCAGCGACTCGAACTTGCCCGCGGCCTCGCGCAGGCGCGCGAGCCTGTCCGGGTTGACCCACCTCGGCGCGCTGTCCGGCGAGTTGACCAGGTCGACCACCGTCCGGCTGTCGCCGCGCAGCAGCAGTCCGCCGCCCCCGACTATCGGCGCGGCCAGCTCCAGCGTCTGTATGGCCGCCTCCACCTCCGCCTCGGTGGACTTGCCGTCGGCCCCCACGCTGCGGCCCGCCTTCACGTCCAGGCCGCCGCACACTATGTGCGAGCCCAGCCCGTAGTAGCAGCCGCGCAGGCAGCCGTCGAAATGCGCGGTGGCTGTCACGCGCGGTCCAGTATGATCAAGGCGGACGCCAGCACGGCCAGCGCCACGCTGGCCAGCATCAGCGCGTCCACCAGGAGCACGCCAAGGCCGGCGATCCGACCCCACCGGCCGCGCGCGTACCGGTCGGCCGGCTCCTTGAGCAGGTGCCCGCCCATCACGGCAGCTTGTCCGCCGGGCGCGGCCACTGCAGCACCCGCCAGCCGGCCAGCCATTGCCGGACGATCTCGTTGTGCTGCTCCACGGTCAGCGCGGCCGTGAACTCCATGCTCCAGCCGCCGTCGGCGCGGTCCACCGCGTAGCTGATGGTGGTCCTGCCTCCGGCCACCTCGCGCCGCGTGTACTCCCTGCTGCCGCCGGGCAGCTTCTCGAGCGACTCCCGCACGACCTCGGGGACGTACTCCACCGCGTACACCCGGCCTATGGTTGTGTCGAACGCGAACGCCGCCTGCGGCGGCTCCGGCTCCGCCGGCCTGGCCGGCCCCGGCCGCTGGGGGCACGACGCCTCCGCGCACGTCACGCAGAGGATGTGCCCGGGCTCGGGCGCGCCCGGCTCAGTCTGTTTCTGTTTGTGTGAGAACGGCCACATCGTGGGCCTCCTTCTGTGTTTGCGTCAATGATTTCAACGGGGACTCGCGCCACTCGGACCATTCGCGGCGCATCTCGGCGTTGATCTGCGCCGCGGCGGCCGCGGCCGCCTCCGACGCGGCCTGTTTGTCGGGCCCGCAGTACAGCTCGAACACGGGGCCCTTCCTGGTCACCATCAGCTCGGCCGCCCAGTCCCCTCCGTCGGGGCGCCTCCCGCAGGCCACCGACGTGAGCCCCGTGGGCTCGGCCCAGGCCGATCCGCCGCCGTGCAGGTCGAATTTAATCAGCATCGACGGCCTCCTCGTGCCACGCGGCCTGCTCCCTGGCGGCCTCCTTGTTGCAGGCGGCCGCCGCGTCGTCGGCTATCTTGTCGGCGGCGGCTTTGCTTTCGCCCCTGTACAACTCGTAGATGTCCTTTTTGCAGTGGGGGCCGTGCGGCAGCAGCCGCGCCACGTATGTGCCGGGCGGCGTGTTCCAGTCGTTGGTGTACACCTCCACCCGGGCCCCGCTGTTCGGATTCAGATGTATCGAACCAGTCGTCGTCTCGAATTTAACCAGCATTCGCCGTCTCCTTTGTTTTGTTGCACTTGCAGTCCCCTCCGCAGCCATCCGTCTTGTAGGGGGCCGCGCCGCCCTCCCCGCAGACCCCGCCAACCTCCGCCGCCCCCTCCATGAAGCACCGGAGCAGGTAGCCCGCCACGACACCCAGCGCGAACATCGTAACGTACGCCATCGCATCCTCCTTTTTTAGTTGTTGTCGTTCAATTCGCGTCTGCCTTTGCGCGGCCTCAGCCACTGGGACACGGCGGCGTCCCCGCCGTCGGCCCAGGGCCCGCGCGCCCCGCAGCCCAGCGGCGGCGAGCACTCCACCAGCCAGCAGTCCCACCCCGTGACGATGTGGAGGCTTCCAGACTCGCCGCAGTGGCGGCACGGCGGCAGGCCCGCCAGCGCCTCCTCCCCGTCCATCTGCGCCTTAGTGAGAGGCACGCTGGCTGTCCGGCGTCAGTTTCTCCTTGAGCGCGGCCACGCCGAGCCTGTACAGCTCGGCCGCGTCCGCGGGGATGTCGCCTCGGACCAGCTCCGAGTTCGACAGCCTGGAGCCGACGTACATGACGGCCACGTCCTTGGACGACGGCGTAAGCGCCCAGCACACCAGGGAGGCCAGCCCGCAGGCCACCATCCACTTGATGAACCTGCGCATCCGCGCGACCTCGATGGCCGGCTCCTCGATGAGCATGCAGCTCGCGTGTATGCACGCCATCACCGCGGCCGACGCGGCCAGCCACCCCGTCACGCTGAACAGCGTCCGCAGGGTGTCCAGCTTCAACAGCACGTAAATCTCGAGCGGGCTCACAGCCCCTCCTCATTCTCCTCGACCGGCTCGATGCTGGCCGTCAGGTCGACGCACTCGTCGCACGACACCAGTTTTCCATCCCTGACCGGTATTTCGGGGGTTTTGCCGCCCATGCCGAACAGCACGCAGCGGAAGAGTTCGAAGTCCTTGGAGAGCCACGGGCACTTCGGATCGCAGAACTCGTCCCTTGTCAGCATCTCGACCACGTACTTGCGTTTTTTCATGTCGTCTCCTTGTTTTCTTGTTTCCACCAATCCAGCAGCGCGATGTCCTCCCTGCGGTGGCGCGGCCGGGGCCCCTTGCCCCAGGCCGCCCGCATCTCGCGCTGCATCCGCTTGCGTTTCTTGCGGCGCATGGATCCGAGCAGCACGCACATTTGGAAGCGCATGCTGCTAGGGCACCGCGTCATGACCTGCCCGCGGCGGCCACCTTCTCAGCCGTCCGCACCAGGTTGCCGCCCTTGGCCGCCGCGAACACCGCGAGGGCGTCGGCCACGTGCTCGAACGCGTTCAGCAGCTTGCCCGCCTTGTTGCAATACTCGGCCGCCGTCTCCGGGTGGGCATCCGCGGCCCACGCCATCATCTCCTCCTTGCTGCCCGTCCGGCCGCCGATCGCGGCCTTCTTCACGTCGCCGGGCTGGTACACCTCGTACGCCAGGTCCAGGCCGTCCAGCACCCCCGCGCAGATCCCCG